AAGCAAGATCTAAAACCCCTCCAGCAGAATAACCAGTATCACTTGGTCCTGTTAATAAAAGACTCGTTTCTGCTGTACCAATTGAACCAGGAATCTTATAACCAGTACCACCACTAAGTAAACTGACTGATAATACAGGAGCAGTTTCTTTAATTCTAAGATTAGATTCGTGATCAAATTTTAAAACATATGCTCTTGCCCCTGAGGTTTTTCCGTAAATATACTTATCTTTAAATTCTGAAAAATTTTCTAATTTAGAAGGTTCAATATCAGAAGGAATTTCTTTAATCCGCATTATAGTTTCACCGAAATAATTATTAGAAGATACTCTAAAAATTTCTTTTGCTGGTTCTATAAATTTTGCAGATTCATTGTAAATAAATCTAAATAAAATCTCAAAACTAAGTTCAGTACCCTTTGCCCTATTAATATCATTAGAAATTTTTAAAAATCTCTCTTTACTCCCCAACATATCTTGAGTATAATTATTTAAATATTCATTATATAAATTACTCTTTAAAGTTTCCTTCGTCAAATCTATATCTCTATAACCAGGAAGACGCATCAATTCTCCATGAAGTCCAGGAACAACTTCACGTTTTACTTCCCCTATCATATCTGATTGCAACAATTGAATGCTATTATTTGATTTATCCGTCAACGATACCAGTACATTCTGTTCTAAAAATTCATAATATAATTCTAGAAATCTAGTAAAAAGAGTTCTATCAGTTTTTCCCGTTAAAGGTTTTTCAAAATCTAAATGTACAGTCGCAGGAAGCTGCGAATAGATGAATTGTGATATAGTACGTGATATTTTATCTTGATAGTTCATATTAGTTATCGAAATCTGTAATCATTGTAACATTAACATATTCATCACGGATTGATATGATTTGTAAATTTTCTGGTATAACATCTACTGGATTAACTTCTCCAATAAAATCAAGCATATCTGTACCAGTAGTAAGACTAACAATAGGAAATGGCTTCCAATCATACAATTTACCTTCTTCATAATTTACTGTTCCAACAATACCATTAAACTTTCTTGTAGTGGTGGTCTTTCCAATACTACTACCTTCTGCAATTGTATTTTCCATTGTAATATCTTTACCATCTTTTGCATTAACAATTTGTAAATTTCCTGTAAGTCCATCAACAGCTGGTTTATCTACAATTTTAACTGTCAATAAATTCCAAGCACTGCTTTTTGATCCAGTACTGCCCAATACATGTCCTAACAATTTAAACGTAGAAGATTCAAACTTTCCTTTAAGTATTGAAATTGATTCTCTGTCAATGCCAAATTTATCCATTTCTTCATCAGTTACTACACGTTCTTTTATATACGTATCGTCAAATTTTACTGTAGATATAGTATCCTTCTCATGATAAGTATATTTAGGAAGACCATCAGGAGTCTCATCACTAACTCCAGGATTACTACCATATAATGATGTAACAGGCTGATAATTTACTATTTTATGAGATTTCTTAATTAATGAAATCGTAGTTTCATTACTCTTAATAGATTTATCAGCATCATCAATTCCAGCAACTAACTGTGAATGCCTAAACACACCATCAAATATTCCAAGAGTGGTCGTATTATAATCTTTTATTGCTTGGACTGCTTTATACTGTATCGTTCCCATTTTTTCTGAAGTTAATGTTGGATTATATTTAACAACAGAATTTACTTTTATTCCAATATATTCTGGTTTTTTTATTACGACATCAACACCAATAACTTTATACTTTTTTAAAATATCTTTTACAGCATTTTTATCAGTAGGACTCAATGTTTCTCCACTCAAAGGTTTAATTGCAATATAAACTTTCCCATAAGCCACAACTGGATCATCTTCTCCTCCCCAAACACGGAGACTAGAAATATTAGAGTATTTTGCTTTTAAAATTGCTTTATAATCATCAACGGTAACTGCTCTATTTTGATGTTGAAAAGAACGTGGTGCTAAAAATTTAATAGAATCTAAACTTTCTATATCACCACCTCCAGTACTAGAATTTACTGTAGTGACAACAACATCAACACTCGCTGTTGCAGATCCAGATGTCTCACCCCAATCTTGTGCCTGTGAAGATAATGACATTCCAGTTAAACCATTTGCATCACTTCCATCAGTTGTCAAATAATCAATAGTTATATAATTACCAGCACTCAAAGCTTTTCCATAAACACCATCACCAAAACGAACCTCATACGTTTGATCTTCTGCCTCGGTAAGAAAATAATACGTAGAACTAGAATCTAATGCAACCAAACCATCATATTTTGTAAATGTATCATAAGAAGATGAATTTTTATTTGCCCTAACACGAATTGATATACTGGCAGTATCTATGTTAGGATTATCAATTATAAATCGTTGATTTTTATTACCAGTAAAAGTAAAATCTTTAAATAACTTAGAACCTTGTGTAACTGATAAATTAATTACAGAAAAAGTTCTATCAGATCCCTCAGTACTTCCAGTCCAAACTACAAGCTTATCCTCTAATGTATAAAACGTAAAAGATTTTCCCTGACTAGTAACATTAAATTGCGTATATGCAGGCACTTTAACGAAATCTGGTATTGGAGTATCATTTTGTGTCATAGTCAAATTTAACAATGCAATTGCACCAGTTTTAGACCTAGGGGTATATCCTAAATGTTTTGCCAAAGAAACAACTGAATCACGTTGAGTGGCACTATCTAAAAACATTTCATTTGCAACCATATTCAAATAATATGCCATGTAATGTGTATTGTACGCTAAAACATCTAGCAATATAGACAATCCTGATCCACTAAAATCATAATCTGTAAATTCTGTTTGATCAGCAAAAAAATTCTTTAAGTTTGTCTTAATTGTATCAAAATCTAATTCTGTAACTCGTAATTTATCTGTAGCCATTTTACCTTAACCGTTCTAAAAATAGATTTAATTGGACAGTGCCCGATGGTTGATTTACAATAGAAAATTCCACAGTTACATTATATGCAGCTTCATCTGGATCAGCACTCACTACTACTCCTACCAGATTAACTCTAGGTTCAAAATTATTTATAACCTCTTCTATAGTTGTTTGCAATTCATATGCAGTTGTAGGTGTAACTATATCAAATAACAAATCTCTAACACCAGATGCAAGCTCAGGATGAAACAATCTTTCAGCAGGTCCAGTGAGCAATAAAATTTTCAATGCCTGTTTAATTGCATTCTCACCCCTTTTCTTTGCTATATCAGTAGACCTTGCCACAGTAAAATTAAGATCAATATCAACATATTCTCGGTCTTGAAATAATAAAGAACGTTCTAGTGGTTGTTGATTCATCTATTAATAGCCTCTAATAATTTTGCTTGTTCTAAAGCATCTAACTTTGTATCTTCTATTTCTTTCTCTACTGCTTTAAGAATAGGTACCTCATCTAAAACTATATCTGGATCAGAACCACCAACTTGTACAGTTTCATTTCCAGTCAAAATAGCTGCTCCACAAATAGTAAAATCTCCAACTCTTCCCGCTCCACGACTATTAACAAAAACAGTATCACTTGCAGTTTTCAACCAAGGAAATTTTGCACCTTCCAATCTTTTTGTTCCACTCTCAGGTTCTGAATCATCATTAAAAGGAACATGTTCTGCTCTAAAATCATACTGTCTGTGAACACCATATCCAACAATTTCATCACCATTCTTATCTGTTATACCAAGTTTTTCAGTTCCAATTAAAACATCACCACTTCCAGCATATGGGCCCTTTGCCTTTTCAGAAGGAGTTCCACTTAAATTTTTCTGTTGAGCTAATTGATTAATACTCCATGCTACAGCTTGTCCATATGAAGGTGCATGGCCACTATCTTTATCAATTGCTACTCTAGTAATTGCTCTAGTCATATTTATGCAGGTTGCAACGTAATATTACTCGTTGTTCCATTTTCTTTAATTAATGTTAACAGCCCATTAGTTGTTTCTATTTTTTGTTCTCCAAATATAAGTTGATTAGTTTCCATTAATATAAAAGTTGAAGTTGCATCAGATTTCAATAAAGGTAATTTATAATTAGTTATCATATCTAAATATGGAAAATATCTTTTCCTACCACTCAATTGTCTCACTTTAAGATAATCATCACGTATTGCATCATAATTTTGATATACTCTAATACTAAAAGATTGTTGAGTTAATAAAGAATCTGTATCTCCATCATACATGCCAACAACAAAATCATAATCTTTATATATTTGATCTTGAACATTTGTAGTATTTGTAACTAATTTAGTATCAGTATATGAATATATATCTGTTTTACTTGATATAATTTTAACATAACTTACAAAATCTGGATCTTTAGATTTAAGTAAAAGTCTATCATCACTAAATACTTGATTTTTTTCATATATTAAAGTTGAAGGATCATTCTCAGTACCTATAACATAAGGAACCTGAATCTTAGTTTTTGTAATTTCATCTTCAGTATACGTATCAATTGCTTCTATCGTTCTTACATCACCAGAATTTAAAATTACCGCATTACCAACTGAAAATCCAGTTGTTGGTCGTATATTTAAAAACTCAACTTTATTTTTAAAAAGTGATTCTTGATTAAAATTAAAGGATTCATTACTATTTATAGACCAATTTGTATTAAATACTTCAGCTGAGTCATAAACTGAACCACTTATATCAAGACTCGTACCACCAATTTCTTCTCCAAAATTTAATCCAGGAGGAAAACTTCCAGAAATAACTTTGAATTTAGTTTTAACACTATTTGCATTTTTAAATTTAATAGCATTTTCATATCTTAATGCCTCTATAACACCTGCCTCTTTAGGTGTAACCATTAAATCAACAAAATTTTCAAGACCTATATTTACAGGTATTCTATTTGAATTATTAAGTTTTCCTCCAAGTGATGCAAATAAAGTAATAACAATCATAGATGAAAGAGAACCATCTGCATTAGAAAAATCATCTAATTGTATATACTCAGAACTCGTTAAATTATCATCTGTAAATTTTATAGTTGCTTTAAAATTATCAACTACAGTATCCAGTGTAGTAGCAGTTCCATCTGCTTTAATGAATTTAACATCAGCCATCATCTAACTCAGTTGGTTTAGATGCATATTTCATAGGTTTTTCGTTTTCATCCAACTCTGGGTTCAACCAAATAGAATATTTTGCTCCGTCATTTCGATTCGGATCTATATCTTGTCCACTATTAATAACAACATGTTTATCACAATCAATATTAAGATTTCCTTTGAATTTAACTTTCATATCTAAATTAACAGTAAGAGTATTAGTTTCTTCGTCATATGATATTATCTTCTTTTCTCGGAGAACTCCAGCTGCTTTCATAAGACTTTTCAATTCATCATCAGTAACATCAATATCTTGCATTGGAATATCTCTCGGTAATTTTTTGATCACTATATCATTCTCCTAATTTTAGAACTGGGTCTTTAGGTGGTGATGGCATTTTAACTTCTGGTAAATCTGGACCATATGTATCCGGTAAAGCAGGCATACCTGGATTAACTAAAGTGAAAGGGCCTCCCACATGTGCAATAAATCCATTCACATTAAATATTGTCGGAACTGTAACACCCATTCCCCCAAAAAGAAAAAGCGGAGATTCAATTTGTGTCGCAACTCCAACCTTAACTCTAAACTGTCCAGCAAGTCCAGTTTCAAATCGTATTGATCCGCCTGCTTTAAAATTTATGTCTCCATCTGCATCAATGTTTAAATCACCCTTAACTTTAAGAGTTTTTTTATCTCCCACTACCAATTCAAAATCTTCTCCTATAATTTTAACAACTCTATCTCCATTACTTTTAATAACTTCTAATGTTCCAGAACTATGAACTTTACTCAATCTTTCAGAACCAGGAGTATCATCAACTTCAGTAACATGTCCTGATTGACTTTCCTCTACTTTATTGTGTGGATAACTCGCATCATAACCAAGATCGGGAGTTGTAATAGGTGCAGGAAGAGGAATTGTACCAGTAGTATTAGGACGTCCAACAGTCTCTACAACACTTGATTCAGAAGTCTCCACATATGTATCAGCAGTTTCACCTCTTGCAAGACGATTAGTGTTTATTTCATCAGTTGAAATATCACGTTTTCCACCCCAAGATGGTGCAGATTCTGGAGGTGCTGGATCATCTTCAGTTTTATAACCAGAATCTATAATGTGTGTCATAACAGGTTCTTGAGCATCATTCCCATCACGAAAAAACCCCATCACCCAAGTTCCCACTACAGGTCCCACAGCTGGATCACCAGGCCTACTATTAATAGGCATTGCTGGATAGGCCCACGGCAATCCATCAACAGGAATATCACCTTTATCTTGTGAATGAAATCCTAATATTCGGACACGGCAACGTCCTATCTCCAACGGATCATCCCTATCTTCGACACGACCTTGCCACCAAACAAAAGTATTAAACTGTTCTATCATCTGTATTTTGTGTGATTAAAATTTCCTTCTTTCTCCAGGCCTCAATATACTCTTCCTCAAGTTTATATACAACTTTAAACATTTCTTTCATCAACTGACCTTTATCCGTCCTAGGAAATTCACCTGTAATTGTTTTAACAATTTTATCATATGCATCAAATTCAATTTTATATAAATTAGCTGAGTGATTAGCATCTTGATAAAGATAACTTGCAAAACAACCAGAATCAATCGAAACATTAGATTTCCATATTGTTTTTCTTATAAACTCTAGACGTTCAGTTTCTTCGTCGTAATATACTGGCATGATTTTCTCCTTATTATGAACAACAGTTACAATCGCTACAATCACAATCGTTACAACAACATTCTTTTTTATTTGGCATGAGTTTCTCCTTATGTTACCTCATATTCCCCTGCAACATCTACTTTATCTGCATCTTTTTCTTCTATAAATAAATGTCGTAAAGATTTACGTTGACGTTCTTTTCTACGTTTTTTAGCGTCATAATAGTCAGTACCGTCATAAATGAATTGTAATTCATGATGTTCTAAAAATTCATATATACGGTCTGGATGTGTGCTGAATCCCATCCAAGTCATAATATCTATTCCAAATCCTAATTGAATATTAGTTATTCGTGAACACAATCCTAACAAAGAACCACATGATGAAAATAATCCACCACCCGAATTCCCAAATATAGATGGTGCATTATACATCAAATATGACTTTTGCTCAATTATTTCTCGTAAATATGTTAACTCACCTTTATTTGCAAATGGATCATGCAACAAACTACACCCACTTGTCCATACCTCATCAAACAAACTCAAATCATCAATCTTATTTTTAGGATAAAGTTTTGCTATATGTTCTAATGGTCTAGTATTATGCAATTTAACAGCAGCCAGATCATGGTTTTTATCATATGCAATTATTTCTGCCTGCGAACTATTTGCAGAAGATATTTTTGATCCATCATAATCAAATATTTCAACTGAAACTTCTTCCATAATATCCTTTTTAATCTCTCTCTTTAACAGAGAATCCCATTCATCCTTAACAGAAATTGATCCATCAACAACATGCTGACATGTCAATACTATATTAATATATTTAGTTTCATCTTTTGGATCTGGTTCACTGTAAACCAAAACTCCAGACCCACCAGCCTTTCCAGCTTTAACTCTGGTAACAGGATACAAAACTTGTTCATGCAGTTCTGTCTGATTCATACTCTTTTTCCTCTCATGTTTATAATAAATTTGGTTGTGGGAATCCAGTGTCTGATTCCTGTCTTAAAGTCGTTTTTGGAATAGGATCTTTGTAACTATCCTTCACTGCCGTTATTGTTGTAAGATATTTAGATACATCTATTGTATGCTTTAAATTTATAATTAAATATTTTCCAGAATAAACAGGATCCCATATATCTCTTTCACCAACAGGTTCTGGAGACACAATTTTTAACTCAACAATATCACCAACAGTTCTTGTTGTATCTCCTGCAACTATAAAAGAAACTGAAAAATTTTTCATTTGTTGCATTTGAGACTGTCTTATTTGTATTGAATTTTGTATATTATCACTATAATCATACGAATTATCATATTTTTTTGTATGTTTAGGAACATACATTATTTTTGCATCATTTTTCCCACTATAAGAATTACCATTCGCCCTATTATCATCTAAACTACCTTTATTCATATGCTCGTATGAATCAAACGTTTTTTCATAATTAAATTCGTTTATTTTAAACGTCCTCCTAACAATATCATGTTCAATAACTTTGCTTGCATACATTCCATTACTAATATTATCTGTTATATTTATTCCAGTATCATAAGAAATGTCCAAAACATTATAAAAAGACAATTTTCTCGCTTCAGGTTCAAAAACAAAATCTCTAATTGGCTGTCTATATTCAGGAATATTATTTAATTTTCCTTGTTCTATGCCCCTTTCAAACAATCCCTCAAGTGAAACAAAATTATATCCATCTTTATTCTCATAAAATAAATAATTTGCCCCTTTATAACTACCAGAAATCGCACGATTTGCTAACCAATTCATTGCAGAAAATGGTGTCCAGTTTGGAATTACTAAATCCTGAGAAACAATAGTAGGATCAATATTAATTTTTTTTGTAGAATTCAACTCACTAAAAACAAGATTTGCAATATTAGATATAGAAGTATTTCTATATGATTTGCTCACCTTTACTGTTAAATCTGTAAAATATTCTTCAGAAATAAAATTAACAGAATACATCGATGTTGTAGCATTTTCTTTTTTATAATCAGTAATTGAATGTATTTTAAATTTTTTTGAATATTCTATTGAATTTATAGATCCATCCGAACGTTCTTCATCGATATAATAAATAACTTTTACCGTTTCATATCCAACTATAGGTAATTTACTTAATATATTCCTACTATCGTTCAATATTATATTTCCAGATACACAATCTTCATAAACACTTTCAAAGATATTCAACTCTATTGCAAGACTTCCCATTAACAATTCTAAATCTGGATGAAAATCTGAAGATAATTCAAGCGCACCTATTCTAAATTTCCCTGGATCTACGAGTCTAGTATTATTCATTGTATTTTATCTTTAAAATCCTCCTCAAAAGACTCAATAAGTCCTGGATTTAACATTTTAATTTCTCTATTTTCCTCATTCAACCTAGATTCATAAGTAGCATTATCAATTGCAACAGGTGCAACCCAAGAAGATATTCCTCCTGGAAGTTTTGCCCTCTCAGCATCACTAAAGCCTCTGCTAACATTCAGTCTATCTTCTGAACCATCTCCATTATCACGTACAACTTCATAAAATTTTGGTGCGGCATATTCTTTTACAGTTGATTCAATTGTTGCACTTGCTCCAGATTCCGAACCTGTAATTACATCTACTGGAGCGGTTACAGCCCAATTAGGTCCACTCTCATAAACAATTTGTCCTAAATCTGGATTAGAATCTTTAACAATTGCAGTAGCACTGGATTGACTTCCAGTTATAGTCTCTCCTATAATAAAAAATTTACCATCAGGACTAATAGTTGTAATATCATATATCAATACTTCATCTGGATACTTTTTTTGCATATAAGCATCAAATTTCGCATAATCTAAAACCCAATCGAAATACGGATCTACAACCCCATTTACATGAAGAAGAATCCAATGATCAAGAATAGATCCATATGCACTCAATGCATATAATTCTGGACGTCTACCATCAGTGACAACATGCTTATAATAAGAACTGATATATTCAGAAAAATCATTCCTGATTCCAACCCTTTTTGTTATATCAACTACAGTTTTAGCGTCTGTCGGATCTTTAGTTAAAGTATACTCAACTGTTGGAAACGTACCAAAATATTGTATTGCCATTAAGAGTCTCCCTTAAAAATAATTTTGAGATAAGTTACCCCATTGTAGAGCTTGTCGATCTTTTTCTGTTCCAGTGAAATTCGCCGTAGTTGGAATTGTTAATTCAGTCAAAGAAACTGTTAGATCAATCTCAACAGGTGCGCCATCAACATGTCTTGCCCACGTACCAGCACCACTGAAATTAGTTGCAATTTGTGTTACTGCACATTTATTTAGTTTGGGTAAATGTGGATTTTCCATATCACTGTTCGTTGTTGCACCTTGTATTGGAGGCATCATAAATGCTACATCCCATATTAATGGATACTCTAAAAAACTTGGTTGTTTTCCAACTCTTACCGAAGTAGCAGCTTTAAAATTACTAATTAATTTGTTAATCACATCCGCTTCATCCGAAGTTTCTGCAACTATTTTATGCATAAATTCCCATGTTCTATGTGACATACCAGTAAAAAATTGTTCTGATACAGGATTTACAACACGGCCGCTCCTACGTTCATTAGTTTTCTGTATAGCACCTGCACCTCCAAATTTAGCAAGGCCAATATCCTTTGCAGCTTCCCACAATCCCTGTTTTCCTTTGCCCTTAAAAAATTCTTCTTTAAATGCCTCACTTGTCGTAGTACCAAGATCTTTAGTTGCTTTTAACCAATCATCTTGTGCAGTCCAACCTGCCTCAAGTTGTTCATTAAGTTCTGCTGGCATAGGCAATCTAATTATCATAGACTCGTCCTTTCGATTTCCAGAATATGATCGAGCTGTATACGAAATATAATCATACTTTGTCGCTTCTTCTGGAAAACTAAATGATTTCTTAGGTTTTGTAACAGAGACATCCCCAGGAAGGGGTTCTATTTTTATCTCTGTTATCTGAGGCTTTACTACTTCAGGTTCCTCCGCAAGTTCCCCTGTAGTCTGATCATATTTAGGGTTTAGGCCTCGATGATCCTCATGTGAATAAATATGACTTTTTTTATGACCTAACTTACTAAACTCCCGTGGAGAGGATATCGTATAAACCAAATTGCTTAAATTCAATATTGTACCTAACACAATCTACCTCCTATAAATATTAATATACTAGTAGCTTTATTTATAAATACTTGTATGGCAAGAACCGGTTTTTATGAACTAAAAAATCCACATAAGTATTTAGGTGTCACCCGAAAGTTGAAGTATCGGTCTATGTGGGAAAGAAATATTATGAAGTGGTGTGATATGGAACACAACATCGTAAGATGGTCATATGAACAAATAATTATTCCATATAAAAGTCCGTTAGATAAGAAAAATCATAAATACTATCCAGACTTCTACATAGAACGTTCTAATGAAAAGGGAATTGAAAAATTCATATTAGAAGTTAAACCACAAAATCAAGTAATGAATCCAGCAAAAAAATCAAAGGCAACTATCTACGAAATGAAAACATATGCAGTCAACGAGGCAAAATGGATCGCCGCATTACGTTTCTGTAAAAAACGAAATTTAACTTTCAAGATAATAACTGAATATAATCATCCAGTTCTAAAGAGATATAAAAAATGAGAATACAACCACAACAATGGACCACTTGGGATAGAGTAAGAGGTATTACTCAAGCAAATACTAAAAAAGCAATGTCTTGGTTCAGTCAACAAGTGAGAGCAATAAGCAACTTTGGACCTGCTCAAATGTGGGCACAACATAGAGATGATCTAGTCTCACAAATACATCGTGGTGGAATGTTCTTATTCTTCTACAATCCAAAATTGAAAGATAAACTTCCATACTATGATAAATTCCCATTAGTAATTCCATTGGAACGTTATGCAAATGGATTCTTAGGAATAAACTTACACTATCTTCCACCAAAAATACGTCGAATTTTACTCGGAAGAATACGTGACAGGCATATGTCGTACAAAACATTAAAACGTTACAAATACATAAAACCAATTATAAAAAGATATCTAAATAGTCATATACAAGGTAGATTTCTATTAGTCAAAGAAGAGGACTGGGAAACAGCAATATCTTTACCAGTTGAACGATTTGTAAAAGCAACTAAAAAATCAGTTTGGAGTGACAGATAAATGGCCGTACCACAAGATTTTATAAAAAGTTTAAGTTTAGGAGGAGGGTATTCTTCACCAGCACACTTTGAAGTTACCTTTTTTGGTTCACCACACTGGCCTGAATTTCCTTTTAAATTACGATGTCATCAAGCTGTCTTACCAGGTTTAACAGCAGCTACTAGTCAATATGCAACAGGAATGCCAGAAAAAAATAATCCATATCGTGCAACCTTTGAAGATATCACACTAGGATTCTATTGTACAGAAGATCTTGTAGAAAGAGAATATTTTGAACAATGGCAAGCAAAGATATTTCCAACATTAGCATCAAACGAAAATCCCAGGTGGAGAAATTGGCCAATAGGTTATAGAGAGAATTACACACAAGAAATACATATTACTAAATTAAGTTTTGATGGACTTCCAACTAAAACATACATACTACACAAAGCATTTCCAGTTACAATCAACGAAACTCAATTAGAATGGGGGCAAGAAGAAATATTAAAAATTGAAGTTATATTTTCTTATGACTGGTGGAAATTAAATATCGAAAATATAGCAACTGGCCTTACTGCTTTGCGAAAAGAAAATGAATTTGTAACTGGACATGATATACAAACAGACAGAGCTATTGATGGACAAGCAGAAGATGCTTGGAGAAAGCATCGTAATGATAATCCAGAACTTAGAGAACCTGGTCAAGCAGTTGGTGATCAAAGAAGCCATTATGATGCAAAAGGTAGGAGTTCATCTCAGCAAAGGACAGAGTACCGACAAAGAAATGATGAAGTAAGAAGTAAAATATCTGTTACAGAAAAATCAATTAGAAATCGATATTGGCTTCTAGAAGATGATCCAAGATCAGTCCAAGGTCCTCCTGCACCAACCTCTGTTCAAAAGAAACAATCATTAAAAAATGATATGGGCAGAGAAACACTAGCATCCAATTTAGGAAATTTAAAACCTAGACATGGTACACTTGCCGCTGGAGCTATGAAAGCAGTTCCAACAGCTTCTCCATCAGATGCAAGAACAAAACAAGCATTAGATACTGGATTTGCATGGGGAAATTTCAAAAAGAAAACTAGATCATTTTGATCATAATTAATTACAAGGAGTAGTAACTTATTATGCCTTTGCCAACTATTGAAGTGCCGAATTATAAAATAGATATAATATCAATACCAGAAACAATTACATACAGACCATTCTTAGTAAAAGAAGAAAAAATTCTATTAACAGCATTAACTGGGGAAGATGAAACAGAAATTATCAATGCAATAAAACAAATAATTTCAAACTGTATTATCGAACCAGAAATTAATATAAATATATTACCGCTATTCGACATAGAAATTTTATTTATAAATTTACGATCCAAATCTGTAGGATCAATATCAACAATAGGTCTTCCTTGTAATGGATGTGAAGAACAAAATCAATTTGAAATAAGTTTAGACGATATTCAAACTAACGTAAATGAAAATCACACAACAGACATTGAACTGGTAGAAGATACAATTGGTGTCAGGATGAAATATCCATCTGTAGATATTCTAACTTCTATTGAAAATACAGAAGAATCTAATTCAGAAATATCTCAAGTTTATGATTTAGTTTCTAATTGTATACAAACTGTATATACTCCAGAAGAAGAATTTCAAATGACAGACTATACAGACCAAGAACGTACTGAATTTTTTGAAAGTCTAACACAAACACACTTCTTACAAATTCAAGAATTTTTTGATACCATGCCATACATTTACTATACATTGAAATATGTATGTGAACATTGTAAACACAAAGAAGAAATTGACGTAAGAGGTATACAGAATTTTTTTACATAGGCATGGGGCATAACACATTAGAAAATTATTATACTCTAAATTTTGCACTCATGCAACACCATAATTACAGTTTAACAGATATTGAAAACATGATGCCGTATGAACTTGATATATATACATCAATGCTCGCAAAACATATCCAAGAGGAAAACGAAAGAATTAAACGAGAAAACAATAGGTAAAAAAACTCATGGGAAAACAACGCAGAAGAACGGCACAAGTTCTAACAACCATCGAACAAAGAAGGTTGAAATTAGAAGAAGAAATAAGAAATTTAGAATCTCAACCAGATAGTCCGTCGAGAAATAGATCTCTTGCAACAAAAAGAAGATTATTAGTAAATGTAGACAAAGAAAGATATAATTGGTTGGGTTTAGAAGATGAAGAAGAATTAGGAACTGAACATTTTCTTAAAAATATACAAGCAGTTATTAGACAACGAAAAGCTGGACTTGCTACTGCGATTAAAGGCGCAATCGGAATGAAAATTCTTGGAACAGATCCTCTTATTTCTAATGTTTGGGCAGGTAGTTTAATGCTCAGAGATATGTTCCGTGGAAGAAAAGCTGAAGAAGATGTTACACCAAAAGGAACAAAAACACCTCCCCCAACTATTCCAAGTATGGCTGCATTATCTCCAGACGGACCTTCTCTCCTAACACTACCAACAGGAGACAATAATTCAAGTGCAACTGTATCTTTACTATCCCAAATAGCTAACATATCTGAACAAACATTTAATTTATTAAAATGGGTTTATACATATAGGCGTGCTAGATTCCGTGAAATAATGAACCTTGATAATATTAAAAATGCCGCCCTTGCAACTACTGCTACTAATACAGAAGCTCTTCCTCCTGGTGAATTCCGAGAAAGTTTAACAGATCGTGAAAATGATGTCGAAAATAAAGTAACAGATTTAATAGCATTAACAAGAGAAGGATTATTTGGCAGTCCAAAATTATTAGGTCCTGCAGGACCAATTGCTGGTTTGTTAACTGAATCTCTACAAAACACAACTTCATTAATGGAAACAGGCTTAAAAATGGGAAAAGAAACCCATGATAATTTAGGAAAAATACACGAAGCTACATTAATCCAAGCATCTGCTATTGAAGATTTAGAACCAACTGAAGAAGAATCCAGAGAATCAAAAATGGGAAGGTTGGGTAAATTAAATCAATGGACAAAAAATAAAAAACTTTCAACATTAGCTACTATGGCAGGTGGCACTGCCGCCGGTGCTGGAGGAGGTTTACTTCAAAATGTATTAGGTGAAGCAGGAGGAAAAGCACTTTATACAGAAGGAGCAATTGCAGCTGGAACAGTAGGAAAAACAATAGCAAAAATTGCTGGAAGTACTGGACTAAAACTTGTTGGACTCGCAGGAACAGCAGTTATAATGGCAGGAATGGATGCAGCTAAAGGTTGGATTTATAAACATAAAGAATGGAAAGTACGTAGAGGGAGTGCCGCAGCTGCAGCTGCCATTGCTGGAACTGGAGATAGAGGAATTGTAAGTGCATTTTCAAATATGGGTAAATGGGCAGCTGCTGGAGCAGCTATAGGGATGCTTGGAGGACCTCCAGGAATGTTAGCAGGCGGACTTATCGGAGCTGCAATAGGAGGTGTTCTTGCTTGGATAGGTGGATTAAAAATATCTAACTGGATAGACAGTATAGTATCATGGTTAAGTGGTGATATCGTAGAAAAAACAAAAAAACAAGTCTCACTTGAAACTAATGTAGATTTAAACAAACCTTCTGAAAAAACAACATTCACTCCTGCTCCCAAAGATCCAAAACTAAGAACAACACCTGCAGTTTCTGCCGAACAAATTATAAAAATTCTAAGAACAGAAACTATAACACCTTCAAACAACAACGGAAGTCAGATAATCGCCGGCAGTGGCAATACCACAGCTGTGGATGCCAGTCAAAATACATTCATTAGCACTGGAATTAAGACAAAAGATCCTAACTCTCCAACTATATCTATAGAACGTGGAAAATAAAAAAACCCGTTAGAATTAACTAACGGGTTTCGATTAAACATAGATAAGTAACTACTCACCTTCTGCTAATTTTTTAAAATATGACAAAGTTTCTTCTTCAGATCCTTCCTCATAAGTTGACTCAACTGAAATTTCTGGTTCAGCCGCATCAACTGATTCTTCAACTGCCTCAAATTTAACACGATCCGAATCTGCCTCAAAACCTAAAACACGTTCCAACTTTGCTTTAAGTTCATCAAACGTTTTAAATTGATTTGGTGCAACCAATTCTTGCAACGAATACTGCTTGTTATACAATTCTTCCAATTTTGCATCATCACCATCAAGAATTGCAGTAGTAGCATCAAATTCTGACCTATCATAATTAACAAACCCATCAACAGTACGAATTTTAAGTTTAAAATCAGCACCTTCCCAATAATCAAATGGATTCATTGGAGTTTCATCTTGAAATTCTGGGTTCATTGTATCATTAATTTTATCAAAAATCCTCTTCCCATAACGATAAAGGAAACTCTTACCTTCATTATCAGGATTTGCTGGATCTTTAATTACCATAATATTAGATACATAATTCAGACGCCGTTTCTGCTTACGTGCTTGTTCTTTGCCTGCCTCTGTACCATTATTCCAAAGACCAGTATTAAATTCACTAACAGGATCTTTCTGATTCAAAGTTGTAAGTGAATTCTCAATATACCAACCACCAGGACCTTGAAATCCATGCGAAAAAATACGAACCCATGGTAAATCTTCTCCTTCAGTCTGTGGTAGGAAACGAATCACAGCATAACCATTACCAGACTTATCACGTTCTGGTTTCCAATAACGATCATCGATATAACTAACCGTTTGTTGTTGAGTTTTTTCTAATTCTGCGGTAAGATTAGCAATTGTTGCATTACGATTTTGCTTTAAACTTGCAAAAGATGACATATATGATACTCCTTATTATTTTTATGCGTTGTATTAGTTGTATAGCGACTTGTTCACTAAACATTATACTATATTATAACATATTTTTCAGGCAATGTCAAGCCTATTTTTAATAATTCCCTTATATTTTTCAATATCGACACTAAGGAAACTCTTATACTTCTCACAGATTATTCGATTTGCTGGCCATTGATACTCGTCCAACTCCTCATCAAACTGTGGGAAAAAATTTAATATCATATCCATAATGATAAATGTTTCGGGTGAAATAATACTCTGATAAAACAATTTTAATATTGTTGGATCTGCATCCTTCAACCTAAACAATTCATCAAAATGACTAACATTATCTAACATAACATCCAATTCCTGTTGGAAATTGTATGTCATACTCTGCATACGGTTCTTCCAAGCAACGAAAATATCATCACCTGTATTTACCATATCTTCTAATCTTTTATTTCCAGAAACAAAATTAGAAACAAAAAACGGTAATAACTGTCCTTCTTTATATCGTTTATTAAACGTTTCAAAATAACGAGGAAACCCCCGTCGACCATAAAATTTCTCGGACGATTGTACACGGACACCACCATTGTAACGAAAATAATCATATCCAGGTTGTTCAAAATGTTGCTTAATGCCCATGTACAATTTATAAGTCTTATAACTCATAAAGGCAAAGATCCTGTTCTTGGTAAAAAGTTAAATTTAACTGCCTCTGCCTCGACTTTATCTTTTAATGATTTACTCAATAACTTAGGCACAATATCAGTATCAATATTATGTCTGACACAATAATCTAATATTGCATCCATGTAACCGAGTCCCTCACTTCTAACCAAATTACAAATAGCATCAGAAAATTTTTTTGGATTGTGTAAATTTGTTATCTCCAAAAATTCTTCTTCAGTCAATTTCGCCATAAAATATCATATCTCCTTAATGATTTTGTAAAAGTTGGAATATTGCATGTGACAATGATTGTGCTTGTGCCATCATCGCTAATGCTGTTTGTTGTTTAATTTGATTCACTGACAAATCAGTGATTTCCCTAGCTTCATCCAATGCAGTCAAACTATTCTTATTGTTTTCCGTTTGCAAGACCATACCTTCCAAGTTGGTTATAGTAAAATCAAACCTACGGATAGTTGCACCAATTCGTGCTTGTTGTTCAATCAATTGATCGAGTGCAGCGGATAACGTTTCAACCGCATCAGATGCTTTTGATGAATCGTCAACTGAACTATCAGAAACAGAAAATAACGTGGGAGTTCCAGCAATCTCTTTAGTCTTTCCCAATATATCAGCAGACATATCACCCAATGTTATATTGATTCTTTGATCTGGATCGTCAGTAACTCCAATTGCAACAATCTGATTAGTAAAATTACCAGCCAACAATTCAATACCATTGTATTTGGTTGAAGAAACCACAAACTCAGCTTCTTCCAATAGTTGATCATATTCAGCAGACAATACTGTTCGTTCTTCTTGT